CAGGAGCGGGAGATCGCGAACGAAGTACTCCGGATCGAGCGAGATCTGCGGGATCAGAACATCTCGCTCACCGGGGAGGAGCGTGCGGGCCTCGAGGAGCGGCTCAGAGGCATCCAGGCGCTCTCCGACCAGGCGCGGGCCCTTGAGGACATCCGAGGGCCCCAAGAAGACCTGGAGCGCTCTCAGGCCGCCCTGAACGCCCTGCTCGCGGAGGGGGCGATCTCGGCGTCGGAGTTTGCCCGGGCGATGCTCGAGCTTGAGGCGGCCTCGGGGCGGACCTCGACGACCCTCTCTGGCGGGCTCCGGGCGGGCCTGGCCGAGGCTCAGCTGCAGCTGACCGACGTCTCGGGCCTGGCTCAGCAGTCGGTGGTGAGCGCCTTCGGGGACGCCGAAGACGCGATCGTCAGCTTTGTCCGGACCGGCCAGGCCGATTTCGCAAGCCTGATCGACTCGATTCTCGACGACCTGGCGCGCCTCGCCCTGCGCCAGGCGCTGGCGGGCCTTTTCGGGGGCGGCGGTGGCGCGGGAGGCCTGCTGGGGAGCATCTTCGGCGGCTTCCGCCAGGAGGGTGGCCCGGTCCAGGGGAATCGCGCCTTCCTGGTCGGCGAGCAGGGGCCCGAACTCTTCACGCCTCCGGGGGCGGGTACGATTACGCCGGCGGGCGAGACGGCGTCGCTCCTGGGCCCCCAGCCAGGCGCGCCGGTGGTGAATGTCGCGCCGCCCGAAGTGAGTGTCCGCGTCGTGAACGTGACGGATCCCGACGAGATCCCGAGCGGCATCGAGTCCCCGGACGGGGAGCAGGCGATCCTGAACGTCGTCCGACGCAACCGAAGAACCGTGAGAGATCTCTTGGCATGACCTGGCAAACCGGAACCGCGACCGATCACATCAACCTGCTTCGGCAGATCCGGAGCCTGGCGACTGGCCGGCATGTCGCGACGGCCGCGATCAACGCCGGCGGCACCGGCTACGCGGTCGACGACATCCTCACGGTCGCCGGCGGGACGAGCGATCACTCGGCGACTCTTCGAGTCACCACGGTCGCCGCCGGTGTCATTACCGGGATCGTCATCGAGACGGGCGGTGCTTTCACCGTCGATCCGTCGACGACGGCCAACGCGGTCACCGGTGGTGCCGGCAGCGGCGCGACAATGAACCTGACGATGGCCGACACCGGCTGGTCGGTTCTTCGTGAGGGGCGTCGCGCGGTCAGCGCCACGATCGCCGCTGGCGGCTCGGGCTACGCGGTAAACGACAAGCTCACGGTGAACGGCTTGGGGACGACCGGCCCGTCGCTCGCCACCGTGGCCGCGATCTTCAACGTCGACTCGGTGTCTGCCGGCGCGGTGACTGCCGTCTCGCTCGACTCGGCCGGCTTCTACGAGGAGGTGCCGACGAACGCGGCCGCGACGGTCACCGACAACTCCGGAACCGGCTGCACGCTGAACGTCACCTACGAGGTAGTCGACGATGCCGAGACGATCCTCGTTATGAGCGGCGCGGCCGCGGGCGGGGGTGAGACGGTGAAGGTCGCGGTGAAGACCTACAACCAGGCGAACGGCGCGGACACCGCTCGGAACTGGGCGGTCTTCGGAATGGCCGACTTCAACGCCGGCCTCTTGCTGCACCAGCAGGACTCGCTTTCGCCCGGGCTCGAGCTCGTGAGCGACGTCCTGCAGGTCGACAACCAGGCCGGCGCCTTCGTGCCGCTGAAGCAGGACACGCCGTCTCCCACTTTCCCGATCGTCTGGTTCGCCTCGGTGACCGACCGACGCATCGTGATCGCCGCTCGAGTCGAGACCGCGGTCGTGCGTCACTATGCGACGACCTACATGGGGCTCGTGAATCAGTTCGGCGGGGCGGTCGAGTTCCCCTACCCGATCTACGTGGCCGGGTCCTGCGCCGAGTCGGAGATCGTTTTCGATCGCACCTCGGCCGCGAGCACTTTCACCGGGCTCACCGTCGCCGCCGGCGTCAACGTCCACACGGGGCCGGGCTTCTTCCGAGACGGAACGGGCCTCTGGCGCGACGTGAAGAACTCCTCAAGTACTTCTCGGAGCGAGGACGCGGTCGTCTACCCCTTCGGCGTCCCGGACACCCCGCCGACTCCGGTGGTCAGCGCGGGCGGAGGGCTCGATTTCCGAGACCTCACCGACCACATCGCCGGCCAGGCTCCGGACTGGGAGCTGTGGCCGACGCCTGGCGCGAGCGATGATCAGAGGGTCCTCATCCCGGCGATCGTGATGTCGTCCGAAGCCGGCGTTGGCTACTACCCTCTCGGCGAACTCGAGGGCGTCTTCTGGTTCAGCTACGCCGACGGGGGCGTCGCGGCCGCGAGCGAGGACCGCTTCGAAATCAACGGGGGTCGTTACCGCATCATCCAGAACGGGAACCGGACCCAACTCACTCACGACTTCATGGCGATCCGAGAGGACTGAGCGCATGTTTCAGACCGGAGCAGCGACCAACCTGAACGACGTCTTCGCTCAGCTCGCGACCTTCATCACGGCGCAGGGCTGGATCGAGGACGAAGACGAAACGAACGGCTTTCCGAGCTACCACCGCGGGAACGTCTACGTCCAGTTCCGCTACAACCCGACCAGCTCGGGCGCGCTTGGCCGGCACCTCGGCGTATACCAGTCGCTCGGCTACACCCCGGGGAACAATCCTGGTTCTCATCCGCAGGACAGCGGGAACGGCGCCTTCTCCTCGAGCGCGACGATCGCCGAGACCACCCTCGACAACGAGCGTCACGTTTCGAACGTCGGCGACGGACCTTTCAATTACTGGTTTTTCGAGGACGAGATCTACGTGCATGTCGTCCTCGAGGTGCGCCCGGGCGAGTTCCGTCATTTCGGATTCGGAGAGATCCAGAAGTTCGGGAGCTGGACCGGCGGGGAGTACGCCTACGGGCACACCCACGAGTTCGACACGGCGGCGGAGCTGTCGACGTCGGCGATTTGCGCGATGCTCGATGGCATCTACAACTCGGCGACCGGCACCGAGGAACTCCGGGCCGCGACGATGCGCCTGGTCGGACTCCCCGATCAAGATCCGGCGACGGTCTGGGCGAACGTCTGGGGCGGGATCAGCGGTCAGGGGCTCGACCAGGCTGGCAACGTCCGGGCGAATGTCTCGGGCGGCTTCCGCGGGGGCTTCGCCGCTCGAGCGCTTGGCTCCTACTCCCCGGGGGCGACGGGCCAGTCCTCGATCGGCGTGCTGCCGATGTACCCGATCAATTGCTGGTATCTCGACACGGCGAACACTCGAGCGCGCTACATCGGATCGATGCCCGACGTGCGGGGCATGAACATCGCCTCTTTCGCTCCGGGCGATGAGGTCACGGTGAGCGCCGACACCTGGGTCGTGTTCCCGCTCTCGATCAAGCAGATCGGCGGCGATCGATCCACGGGCAACCTGGGAATCGCGTACAAGAAAGTGACGACGTAGTCATGGCTCTGGTCGCTGGCGGTGCGGTCTTCTCTCCGGGTCCGATCTACGCAGACCCTCGAGCGCCCGGGAGCTACCCGCCGGGATTCGCGGGGCCTCCCTACGAGGGGCACATCCCTGACGACTTCGTCACGGCCGCTACCGTCATTCGCGTCGCGAAGCCGGCGCCGCCGGCGAATGTGATCGGCGGGGCGAACCTCGACAGCGATCGCCTTTCTTGGGGGCAGGACTTCTTCGAGAGGATGCACGTTCTCCCGCGGGAGTTCGAACTGGGCAACGTCCTGGCGACTCAGACGATCCCGGTCGAGGTCCTCAACGCCTTCCGACGTGCCCCGCAGCAGTGGACCGGATTCACGACGGCCGCCGGCGACGGCACCTCGCTGCTGAACCAGCCGAGCTACCCCGCGACGATCGCCAACATGGGGAGCATCACGAACCTGAACCTCGAGGTCACGACGGTCGGCCCTCCGACGGTCGATAGCACTCTCGACTTCACGTTCGGTGTCCCGAGTACTTTGATGATCCCGATCACTCTCCGCCGCGTGGTCCTCTTCGGGATCGTGCCTCCGGAGTTGCCCTACCAGGAGACGCTGTCCTTCCTGACCGAGGTCCACCGGTCGAAGAACCAGACGGAGCGGCGCGTCTCTCTTCGCCAGGATCCGCGGAGCCTCTACAGTTTTCGCTACGGCGTCGAAGAGGGTCGCGAGCGGACCCGCATGGAGAACACGCTCTTCGGGCGCCAGGGCCAGGCCTTCGGGATCCCGATCTATCATGAGGCCGCGCTGCTCTCGTCCGCGGTTGCTGCAGGTGCGACGACCCTGCCGGTCGACTCGACGGCCTTCGCCGACTTCCGCGTGAATGGCTTCGTCGTCGTCTACCAGGACGGCGACACCTTTGACGTCGTCCAGGCCACGGCGATCGCGGCCGACTCCTTCACCGTCGACCCGCCCCTGACGAACGCCTACGCCGCGGGGATCCGGGTTGCGCCGTTGCGCCTGGCCGATACGCCGGCGCTCTCCTCGGTCGTCCGTCATCGCCGCGGACTGTCGTTCTTCGACGTCCAGTTCCGGGTGATCGACAACCGGGCCGACATCGCCAGTGCCGCAGCGTTCGGGAGCTACGACGGGAGCGTCTTGCTGGACGATCCGAATTTCGTGGTCAGCGGGAACACGGTCGCCGAGCAGTGGTCCCGGCCGCTCATCGTTCTCGACAATGAAACCGGCCGGGTCTTTCAGACGGCCCTCGGCGCCGTGTCTCGTCACCTCGGCGTCAAGACCTTCTGGGCTGGCGGCCGTCAGGCGATCTGGGAGCTTCGTCAGTTGCTCTTCGCGCTCCGCGGCCGCCAGATCTCGTTTTTCCTGCCGAGCTTCTCGGACGACCTGCAGGTCGAGGTCGATCCGATCTTCAACTCGACGGACTTGGTCGTCCAGAACACGGGTTACACCCAGGACGTGGCCTCGCGATCGCCGCGGTCAGTCATCCGGATGACCTTCAATGATGGCAGCCCGGCGCTCCTTCGTGAGATCGCGAGTTCGTCCGTCATCGACAGCGCCCAGGAGCGCCTGGTCGTCGACACGGCCTGGCCGTCGAACATCGCGATCAGCACGATCGCCCGGGTGGAGTTCGTCGAGAAGGTTCGCTTCGACGAAGACGAGATCGAGATCGAGTACCAGATCGGTGGCGCTCAAGCGGCTCGAGTCTCGGTGCCTGTCGCCTCAGTTCTGGAGTAAGCACCATGACCTTCGGTAGCCGCGAGGCGAGCATTCAGGACTCCCAGCCGGTCGAGATCTACGAGATTCTCATCGGCACCGAGGCCTTCCGCTGGACTTCGGCCGAACAGGACGTCGTGATCAGTGGGGTGACCTACGAGGCGGTCCCGATCGAGCGGACCCAGACCTTCGCCGGGCCCGAGACTCGAGAGAACCTCTTCGAGGTCCGCGTCCCCAGCACGAACACCTTCGCCCGGAAATACGTGACGATCATTCCGGCCGACCAGGCGGCCATCACGGTCACGCGATACCAGCGCCTCGAGGGCACGACCGACGTCGTCCAGATCTTCGAGGGCGTGGTGCAGTCGGTGGCCTTCGAGAGGAACGGCGCGATCGCGGTCATCGGGTGCCAGCCGGTCATCGCCGGCCTGTCGCGCCCCGTCCCGCGGTACACCTACAGCTCGGGCTGTAATCACGTCCTCTATGACCCCCTCACTTGCCGTGTGGCGCGCTCGGGGACCGCTCCGGGCGGTGAGGCATATCGGGTCACCGCGGCCGTCACTGGCGTCTCTGGGAGCGACTCGAGCATCCTGACCATCCCGGGGGCGGCCGCGCTCCCTGATGGGTGGTTCGACTCGGGGGAAATCACGATCCAGGGTGACGCGCGCCTGGTGCTTCGGCACGTCGGCGACCAGGTCCGGATCCTGGTCGGATTCCCCTTCGCCCTGCTGGGCCAGGAGGTGACGATCTTCGCCGGATGCGCGCATGACCCGAACGCCTGCACCCTGAAATTCGCGAACTACCCGAACTACGGCGGCAGCCCGGACGGGCCCGATCGCAACCCGTTCCGAGTGGGGCTTTCCTGATGGGCTTTTTCCTCTCGCTCTTTATCTTCGCGTCTCTCTTCGTCCTCGGCGAGCTGCTCCGGCCGAAGCCGAACATCGAAGACGCAAAGCCCTCCGGGCTCGGCGAGTTTGACTTTCCGACGGCGACTGAGGGGCGGGTGATCCCGCTGGTGTGGGGGACGGTCCGCGTGAGTGGGCCGAACGTGATCTGGTACGGCGACTTTCGCCAGGAGGCCATCACCGAAAGGGTGAAGACGGGGCTCTTTAGCTCGAGCCGCGTGACCGTGGGCTTTCGCTACCGCATCGGGATTCAGTTCGCGGTCTGCTGGGGGCCGGTCGACTTCTATCGGCGGGTCTGGGTCGGCGACAAGGTGGTCTTCGGGAGCCCCATCTTCAACGGCACCGGCCAGATTCAGGTGAACGAGCCGGACCTCTTCGGCGGCGAGAAACTGGGGAACGGCGGCGTCGTCGGGGATCTCGACTGGTTCAACGGATCGGCGACTCAGGCGGCCTCGTCGTACCTGGCGCCCTTCCAGACGGTCAACAGCCAGCAGAACGCTTACCGCTACCTCGCCTATTTCGCGCCGTCGTCGGAGCCGACCTACGTCGGGAACTCGACGTCGATCCAGCCCTGGGCGATCGAGGTGCAGCGTCTTCCTCGAGGACGCGTCCCGGACCCCAACGATCCGACCGTCACCACCCAGGTCTTGAACGCCTCCTTCTCGGCGATCGAGGCTGTCCCGGGCCAGGGCATCGACGCCAATCCGGTCTTCGTCCTCTTCGAGATCATGACGGATATCATCTGGGGCCTCGGTCGGCCTGCAGACGAATTCGACGTCTCGAGTTGGAATGCTGCAGCGCAGATCATCCACGCCGAAGAGAACGGCTTCTCCTTCACCCAGGACACCGCCGGCGAGGTGTCGAACCTGATCCGCCTGATCGAAGAGCAGATCGACGGGGTCGTCTTCCAAGATCCGCGCGACGGCCTCTGGAAGATCAACCTGACTCGCGCCGACAGCAGCTACACCGACGTCGGCCTGACGGTCCCGGCGCTGCTGCCCGATCTCAACGGATCGAACATCATCGACCTGCAGAACTTCGCTCGAGGATCCTGGGACGACACGACGAACGCCGTCGACCTCGAGTACGTCGATCGCTCGCAGAACTACTCGACGAAGTTTGGCAAAGCTCAGGACATGGCCAACGTCCGCCTGCAGGGAGGCGTCTCCGTGAAGACGACGCTTCGCTTCCCGGGCGTGAAGACGAACGTCAACGCCAACGACCTGGCCTGGCGCGAGCTTCGGACTCTGGCCTACCCGCTGGCGAAGGCGACGGTGATCGTCGATCGCAGTCTCTGGGAGGCTCAGCCGGCGCGCATCGTTCGCTTGAGCGACGAGGATCTCGGGATCTCCAACCTGCGCATGCGCGTGACGGAGGTCGACTTCTCCGACCTGGTCGACGGCCGGATCCGGCTCGAGCTTGTCGAGGACGTCTTCAGCTTCAGTGGCGGATCCTTTGCCGCGCCACCGCCCTCGAGCTGGACTCCGCCGGCGGACTCCCTGACTCCGTTTCCCGCTGACGCCGAAGCGGTCCTCGAGGCGCCGCGGAGATTCCTCTTCCTCGACCCGCTCTCGACGACCGATGACAACAAGGTTTGGTGCGGTGCCCGGGACTCCGGCCCCGAGGTCGGCTTCAACATCCGCGCCCGGAGCGGCCCCTCGACGCCGATCTCAGGCGGATTCGTCGAGGCCGGCGACTCGGTTGCGTTCATGCTGGTCGGCCGGCTCTCCGCGGCCCTGCAGCAAGGTGCGGCCTACCCTCAGGCCAGCATCGATCTCGATCTGTCCGGGGGCGGCAACATCGACTCTGCAGCCGCGATCGCAGCGGCCTTCTCCGAGGCAGCCTCGATCGAGGATATGGGGCTCAACCTGATCAACCTGATCATGGTCGGCGACACGCCGGCGACGCGCGAGTTCATGCTCGTCACCTCGGCCGCGGCCGCCGGCGACACAGTCACCCTCTCGAGCGTCTACCGGGGCGTCATGGACACGCCCCAGCGATCGCACAGCCTGGGGGATCCGGTATACCTGCTCTTCGCTGGCGGCTCGCTCACGGACGACAACTACGGTCCGAGCGAGTTCGTCGAGGTCCGCCTGCAGCCGATCTCGTCGACTGACACCGTGGACGAGGGCCTGCTTACCTCGACGACGCTGCAGATGACCAACCGTCCGCGCCGGCCCTACCCGCCGAGCCTCCTGGCGGTCAACGGGACGGACTGGAATCCGGGCACGGTTTCGCTCGACGCGAACAGCACGGGCACGGACGACTCCCGCGGCCTCGAGGTGGACATCACCCGGCGGGACTTTCTCCTCGAGGACGAGATCAGTCAGCTCGGCACGGACGCCTCAAGCCTGGATCCGGCGTTTCCCGCGGCGAACTCGACGGAGCACCGAATGACGGTCGTCAACGACCCTGACGGATCCCCGGTGACGATCCTGACGGGCCTTAACTTCGGATCCGGGACGACCTTCAAGGTGCTCCGAAACGCGATCCTGGCCCAGACGGACGGCGTCGTCCCGTCACGCCTGCAGGTTGCGATCGCGGCGCGGCACACGGTGAGCGGGTCGGTCCTCGAGGCGCGCAACGCCCTGGCGTTCAGCTTCGACGTCTCGAGTGCTCTCTCGGGCCTGGTCAACCTCGGCGCCCGGGCGGTGAACCTGGCGAGCGCGGCTTACACCGCGACGGAAGCCGGCGCTTTCGCTCTGGCCCTCGACACGGCGCTCCCGGGATCGGGAGTCGTCGAATTCCGGATCAACGCCGGCGCCTGGGCGACTGGAATTGCCGCGGGTGCTACGACGGGGAGCGCGCCTGGTGTCGCGATCGGAGACACCCTCGAGGTGCGGCACGTTTCGACTACGGGCTCGACCGAACAGTTATTGCGACTGTCGGGACCGACGCTCGGGCTCGTGGCTTATTCAGTGCTGACGAACTAAGAATCAACGAAATGGCAACAGTGGCGACTCGATAAAGCGAGCGCTAGGGTGAGTTGAAGAACGGGGCGACCGCACAAGCCCTGGCTTTTGCTTCTCACCGCAACGAGACAGGGGAATGCAATGAGCCAGCTTGATGACGCGGAAGCGCCTCGCTCGGGGTCGCAAAACATTTTTTCCGGCAAGACGGGGGTCTCGATCGCGCTTGTCGTCGTGATCATCACGGGGATCGCCTCAAATCTCCAGATGATGAACGCGCTGGACAATCGCCAGACGCGTTACGAAGAGAATCTCAAGGCTCAGGGTGGTGACCTTGCCGAAATCAAGGAAGCCCTGACTCTCTTGACCTCTTCGACGCAGGCCGAACTTCGAGAGCTTCGAAAAGAGAACTCGAATCTCCGGGAGAGGCTTTCTCGCGTAGAAGTCGAGATCGGCAAGTGAGGCAAGATGCTGGTTATCTCTGAGTCCTGGTTTCGCCGGCCTGTTCTGGCCTGGCTTCTCGTTTCAGCGCTTCTCTTGTGCCTCGTGACTTCGGTGCTGAATTACAGCTACCATCAGCGCGTCTTAGAACGCGTCGACCTCATGCAGGTCATTCGAACGGAGGAAATCGGACCGATGACGCAACTTACGAGTAGTTGGATCAGTGGCGGGGTGAAGCGGGAGGTCGTGACCACGAAGGGGCCCGACGAGACCGACGAGGAACACGCTCGTCGTCACAAGCGGGCTTTCGAGAAAGCGCTCCTGGTGTTCCCGGAAGACTGATCCGATGCCCTTCGTGACGGCACTGATCGTCGAAGACACGGAGCGCCCTCGCGAGTGGAAACTTGCGGGGGCGCTCTCCTATTTCAGCCCTTCCTTGCAGCAGTCGATCGAGGTCCCGCGGGGCTTCGTGACAGACTTCGCATCGGTGCCGCGGATCCTCTGGGCGCTCATCGCCCCGACTGGCCTGCATACGCGCGCCGCGGTCATTCACGACTGGCTCTACGAGCGACACCCGGTAATCCAGCGCGGAGACCATGTGGGGCCGATGCTTCGCCTCGAGGCCGACGAGATCTTCCTCGAGGCGATGCTTGAGCTTGGCGTCTCGAGACTGCGGGCCCGGATCATGTATCGGGCCGTGCGGATGTTCGGCCGGCGTCGCTGGCATATGCCGCGGGCGATCGATCCCGAGAACATCTTGCAGCCCTGAACCGGCGCCTCTACTTTGGCCGCTCACGGGGT